TGGTTGTTTCAACGGCTTGCTCCGGCGATTGACGATGGTCGCATTTCATTCGCTACTGCACCCCAGTTGGCTTGGGATGGTGCGAAGTTGTGGGTATCGGTTGATTGGTCGATTGATTCGGTTACGACTCGTCGCACATTCATGTACGACCCCACCTTGGGCGAAGAAGGAGCATGGGTTGTATCGGACATCGACGCCGGACCAATGCACGCCCATCGTCCACCCAATGGGGCAACGACGGTATTCGCTGGGTGCATTACCGCGACCGGATCGGCCATTGGTTTAGACGACGAAGATTTGACATACGACCGGTATACGGGTGAAGTCCAAACTCACATTGATTCCAACTTCACGACTACATGGGTTGCTGGCAAGAATCCGATTGTGAAGAAACGGTGGGGCAAACCACGGATGGTTACTGCCGCCAGCACAACACTCAGCCTGAACGTCGAAGTTTTCAAGGATTACGACCGGGGAAACGTCGAGAAAACATTCCCGGTATCTGTAGATGGCCGGGCCGGAGATGCCACTTGGGGCACTTCTACGTGGGATGGTGGAGACAAATGGGCTTCTGGAACGGGAGCCCTGATTGCCGATGTCAAGCGACTACCTACACTTGGGACAGCGCAGGCAGTATCAGTGAAGGTTATTGGGCCGACTAGCACGAACAACTCGTGGGAGGTCAACGCTTTGGCCTTCACATACTTGCCACGGAGACTTCGATAATGGCTGTTCTCAGCGTTACAAACGATTTCACTACCGGCACAACGATTGTTGCTGCCGACATGAACCAGAACTTTACCGATGTTGAGAACTTCGTCAACACCACCCCCGGCCTTGTCCAGAACACTCTGGTAGACGCCAAGGGTGATTTGCTGGTTGCTACCGCTGCGGACACCATTGGGCGTCAAGCGGTTGGCACTAATGGCCATTCATTGGTGGCTGATTCAACCACTTCTTCGGGTGTTGCTTGGCAGGCGCAGGTGCCTGCGGCTGGCGGGACATTCACGGGGCCCATTATTGGCACGGATGCCACGTTCACCGGCGCTACTACAACGTACAGCCAGTTCAATAACCAAACGGCGTCGTACACATTGGTTCTCGCTGATGCGAGTAAGACCATTGAAATGAATGTTGGCACGGCCAACACGTTGACGATTCCTCCGAACTCAAGCGTGGCTTTCCCGGTTGGAACCCAGATTGTTGTCATTCAGCAGGGCGCTGGGGCAACCACCATTACGGATGGTTCTGGCGTGACGACCAATAGCAAAGACAACAACTCTGTCATTGACGGGCAGTATTCTTCGGTGGCGCTTATCAAACGTGCGACGGATGAATGGTATGTGATTGGGGCCTTGGCGTGATAAATCCTACCCTGTTGGGTGTCATTTCTTCTGCCGGAGGCGCTACCCCGTTGACGGCGTTCGGTGGGATCATCAGCCAATACACCGACTCAGGCACGACGTACCGGGTGCATACGTTCCGTGGTTCAGGCAAGTTCTATGTGTCTGCTGGTGAGGCTGACGTTGACTGGCTGCTGGTCGCTGGTGGCGGCGGGACTGGCGTCGGTGGCGGCGGTGCAGGTGGTGTCCTCGGTTCTCTTGCGGGAGCGTCTGGCGCTACTACTGCGTCGGGCGCATACTCCGTATCAGCGGGCACTTACACGATTGTGGTTGGTGCTGGCGGTACGGCAGGTGACGGCTCTGGTTCGGCGTCAGGCGTCTCCGACGGAGAAGATTCCACAGCGTTCGGGTACACGGCAGTCGGTGGCGGGCGTAACGCTGACGGGGTTGGCAAGGTCGGTGGTTCGGGTGGTGGTGGCTACCCCGGTTCTGGTGCGGGTGGCGGCACCTCAGGTCAGGGCTACGACGGTGAGGCTGGCGGTTCTACTGGTGGCGGTGGCGGTGGCAACGGCGAAGCGGGCGGTACTGACGGGGCTGGTCAAGGCGGCGACGGTGCGCTCCACTGGGGGATCACAGCGACCGCTGTCGGCTATGCGGGCGGCGGAGGTGCGGGCGACTACAACACTGGGGTTCGCAAGGTCGGTGGCCTTTACGGTGGCGGATTCGGCGGGTTGAACGCCGATGACGCTCAGTCTGGGGTTCCGAACACGGGCGGTGGAGCGGGCGGTCGTGACAACACTCCGACTGGTGGCTTCACCGGGCGCAGAGGCGGCGCAGGCATCTGCCTGATCCGATACGAGGTGACTGTCTGATGGCTGATCCCGCATACATCGTTGACGGTGTTCTCACGGACGGTGAGGCATGGGTCGCTTTGGCGACGGCCACACCCAGCGGTGCGAACGTATCGTTCACTTCAACCGATGACGGTCAGGTAGGCGACTGGTCGCAATACATGGATCTCGTCGTGATCGGCTACGCACGCTCAGGAGTGTCGGGGACGGCCACCACGGGCGTCTACCTTCGGCTGAACAACGACACGGGCAGCAACTATGCGTGGCAGCAGTTGGCGAGCGACGGGTCGGGCACGCCGTCTGCCGACGTTCAGACAGCGATTAGTTACATCCGCTTCGGGATGGCCCCGCAGGTGTCAGCGACCGCCAATGTGTTCGGCTCGTATGTGATCGACTTCGCTGACATCAACTCGGGCAAATACAAGTCGGTGTATTGCCAAGGAGCGTGCGACATGAACGGGTCGGGAAGTACCAACATATTTGGGGGGAACTGGAAGTCTCAAGACCCGCTTATTGAGATCGACATACTGGACGACACAGGGTTTGTTGCTGGCTCTCGCTTCGACCTGTTCGGCATACTCCCAAGGATGGTTGCCTGATGGCTGTGATCGAAGCAATCCAGACCACCTATCTAGAGGCTGATGCGGGCAACATCACATGGAGTTCGATCCCTCAAACCTACGAGCACCTACAAATCCGTGCCAATTTTCAAGACCACAACGCCGCCAACTCGGCAAACAACTTCACGTTGGCGGTCTACATCAACGACGACAACAGTTATGCGAAGCAGTCCACACAGTCCTTGCGAGGGCATGGGACTACCAAGGTGGGCTATGCGTCTGCGGGCTGGTCAACGGTGGGTTATTTCGGGGCTGAACCAGATACACCTCGTTACGGCTCGTTTGTCTTGAACATCCTTGACTACACCAACGCCAATAAGAAAACCGTGACCTTTGGTCACAGCGGTTATGCGGGGACGGTCAGCAACGTGGGGGTTTTCGGGAGCATGTGGCACACGGCTACCAGCGGAGATGTGAACGCTGCCGTAACTCAAATCATGTTACATAGTCCCGGTGGTGGTGGACTGATGCGGGGTGGGTCAGCGACCCTCTATGGATTGAAGAACTCGTAATGGCCTGCTGGAACGTAATAGCCACCTCGGAACTGTCCTCTAGTGCTGCGACCATCACGATTGGCAGCATCCCCTCCAGTTACGACCACCTGTTTCTGTTGTTCTCCAACAGGAACGGTCGAACCGCCTACTACCAGTACCTCGGGTACGAGTTCAACGGTGACAATGACTTCGACTACTCGTACACGCGCCTGTATGCACAGTCCGCCACGGTGACTGGAGATCACGAGGATTCTGGTGACAGCATTAGACACATCAGAGGCGATCAGGCCGGATCAAACTCGCTGTTGGCTGACACCTTCTCAGTCTTCACGCTATGGGTTCCCCACTACGCCGAAACCTCAAACTTCACTTCTGCTATCAGCACATCCTACGTTCCGAACAACAGCACCACCGATTCCCAATGGTATGTGACTCAGACCGCTGGGCTGTTTCGGGAAACGGGTGCCATCAGCCAGATCATGCTGAAGCCGGGTGCGCTCGGCGCTGAGTTCATGCAGTATTCGACTTACACCCTCTACGGAATCAACGGAGCATCATAATCATGCCAAGAATGAAGGTCGTCAACGGTGAATACATCGAACTGACGGCAGAAGAAGAAGCCGAACTAGACGCCATGTTTGAGGCTGCGGATCAGGACTTCTCACAGGTTCGGGGCCAGCGCAACGCCAGACTGACCGGGTGCGATTGGACCCAGATAGCCGACTCGCCGCTGACCGACGAGAAGAAGGCAGAGTGGGTGACGTACCGCCAGTCGTTGCGGGATCTGCCTGCGGCGTACAGTCGTGTGTCTGAGGTCGTGTGGCCCACACCGCCTGAGTAATGAACACTCCCACCGACATCCGCCAAGTCAAGATCCCGACCATCGCGGTCGGACTGATCCTGTCCGTGGCGGTAATCGCTGGGACCATTACTTGGTCGTCTGCCCGCACGGTGGCTCGCATCGACCGTCTTGAGGAGTCGGTTGAAGCGATTGAAGACTCTATGGACATGAACGCCTATGCGCGGCTGGAAGACATACGGGATTTAGAAACACGGTTGGCAGCGATGGAAGAAATGTGCAACCGTGTGGATGCAATGGAAGAACTGGTGGCGGGTATCGCCACTTCTGTAAGCGCGCTGTTGATGGAAGCAGAGCAGGACTGGTGGCCTGATGACGACGATTGAATATAAGCCTGTTCGCCAGTTCATGGGACAGAACGCCCGCTCTATTGAGTACGAACTGCGGAAAGTCGCAGAAAAACTGGAAGATCTAGAGGCCCGAGTTGCCGCATTGGAGGCCCCATAATGGGTATTAGACGTAGTGCAGCCGAATACGGGGCAGGCATTGGGGATCAATCCCTTGCGGTGTCTAATACGGCTGTTGCTTTGACCCCCACTTCAGGGGCAGTTGCCGCAATGGTGACCAATGGGGATAACGCCATTCGAGTTCGTTGGGGCACCCCGACCGCTTCGGTTGGGCATTACCTCAATCCCCATTCGGTGTTGGAACTATTCGGCGACGACCTTGTGGATGTGAAGTTCATTCGGGTCGCTACCGACTCGACCACACACATCACTTACTTTGGGTAGTGGACGATGACCACACGGATTTCGCAACGATTCGATCAAGTACCTACCGGGGACATCACTGGCGTTACTGCCGGAGATGGTCTGACAGGTGGAGGCACCGAAGGCGATGTCAGTCTTGCTCTGGACCGCGATCTTCCCACTCTGGAAGACACTGGTACCGCACGGACTTTGGCGTTGTCGGACGCAGGCAAGATGCTGCGGATGAACAATGGGTCTGCTACTTCTGTGACTGTCCCGCCGAACGGAACGGTTGCATTCGATGTGGGCGCTCAGGTTGTGATTGCTGCAATGGGGGCGGGGGTTGTCACAGTGGTTGCTGGTAGCGGCGTGACTTTACGGTCAAAGGATGCTGCTCTTGCTGTTAGCGCCCAATACGCAACTGTTAGTTGTGTGAAGGTTGGTACCGATGAGTGGCTCGTCTTCGGGGCGCTCGCTTAGAGGCTGTTATGGCACTTCAATACGTTCCTGCACCATTTGGTCGTGGTGGGTCTGGGCAGCGCACCGCTGAGTTGATGCGGGCGTTGGCTGCTAATGATTTTCAACGCTCCGGCATTGGTCGTCAGGAAACTATGGGGCTGTCTGATATGCAGCGCAAGTTTTCGGATATGCGTCGGCGTATCCCGGGTTCTTTCAATCGGAGAGGGATGCTGGACAGCGGGCAGAGGAATCGTGCGTGGCGTCGGAACTTTGCTGATGAGATGCGCGATGTGAACCGCTTGAAGTTGGGGTTTGATTCTCAGCGCAACCAGTTGAATCTTGGCGATTTTGCTGCTGAGGGTGCTTATGCGACTGGTGGTCTTCAGAGTGTGATGGGTGATGCTGCTGCGCGGGCTGCTAAGGCGGCTCAGATTCGTGGGGCGGCGATCTGATGGCTGGCCGCAGAGTTGTTCGGAACCGCGAGGAAGCAGCGAAACTTCACGATTGGCACCAGCGGGGTAGTGCCCTGAATGACATGGATC